TCCGATGCTAAAACTAATTTTACATTTGGACCAACACCTGTAGGCAAAACAGAAACATCGATTTTACCTGATGAATCTAGAGCTACGATTTCGCCTGCATCAGCTGCGCCAGTTGATACTACAGTTGCCTCTACTTGTGTTAGTTTTCCTGCGACTAATTGAATTGGTTTTTGCGCCATTTTATCCCCTTGTTCTTAAAGAACTATTGTTTCTTGTATGTTAATAAAAATTGAACCGATGCCCTGTGCCGTTCCGATAACTGTTCGATAACCTGTAACAGGTGCTACATTTGTAATTGAACCATTACTGCTCACATAAAGCTGGTCGTTAGCCGCAAACGTGAAGCTTGAATCTCTAAGTGTGCCGTATGTTTGAATCTGTAAAGACTCGTTAATGTTTGCCGCAGTGATAGTTACGCCGAAAGCCATCGCTTCAGCCAAAGACCCACTCGAAGAACCTAACTTTATAGTGTTAGCATCAAAAGAATAAACGCACTTTAATGCGCTGATGGTTTCGCCAGCATTGCGTACTTCAAGAGTTGCGCTTTGAGTTGCATTAACTATTAGTACGGGAATCGGGTCCGTGCTCGGCGGTGCGGGAAGTATGGCTAACGAGCCAAGTTGATCCATCGACATTAGAACCTACCCTTTGCAGTTGCGATAATACTGTTTACTGTACCAGTACCCTTCATTTGTAATTTGCAAAAATTTACCATAACCGCAAGCGGTAAAGTGACCAGCAGCTTGTAAGACCCTGGAGCTAAGAAAAACTTCTGTGCTTGTAAACGAACCGAGTCTGCGTAAGCCAAGTGGATTGGCAAAGGGTAGCCCTCTGTATCGTCGATTCTAGGTAAAGCTATAAGTCTAATCTCAACGTTATCTTGTAAGTTAGTAACGTCGAACCATAAGCCAATAGCAGTAAAGCTTTGCAAATTTAAAATGTGTTGGAGTGGTACGTCTTCAAAATCCGGCTTAAGAGTATAGGGAACCGGGCTCCCTTGCACTGGCAAAAGATTAACTGGATCGTTTTCTCTAAAGCTAATCTGTATATTCGCCATGTAAAATCGAAGCCGAGGTTTTTGCCTCGGCTCCGTTCCTAATCATTAGTAGTTAGGGATACCGTAAATAATACCGCACGTAGCAGGTTTTCTAAATTCTTGCTCACCGAATAAACAGATGTCGCAAATTAATTTAAAGCCTGAAGTTGTACGTACTCGAGTGTACTCGATACCTTCTGGAGATTTCTTTTTCATGAAATAACCATTTGTTCTGAATGTCATTGCTGACATATCTAAGAACGCGATGATGTCGTCATCCATTTCTTGGATCGCTACGATCTTAAATGAACCTTTAACGCCGACGATTTCTAATTCAGCCCATCCGTATTTTGTGTAAGCAGTTTTTTCTCTTACAGTAACACGTTGAATTGACTGACCAGCTCCGCCAGAAGTTAAACCATTCTCAACTGCTTTCATGATCGAACCTAAGTGTTTGTAAGACATGACACAAGTGTCAGGGCTTGCAGCCTTAGCTTTGATCTTCATAGTTGACCAAGCATCAAATAAACGATCTAAAAGAGTCGTCGCAGAGATACCAGCACCAGAAATGTTTACAGCTTGTAACGCAGGGTACGCGGTTTTTGTTTGACCGTGTAATGCAGCAGATCCACCGTTTGCAGCAGATAGCAAAGAGCTACGCATAGAATTGAAGTTGTTTGTAGCAACGCCAGCTTCTAAAACACCTGGATGATAGAACTTAGCAGATTGAGCCACTGAATATGCAGAAACGTCAGCAGCAGCGCCACCACGAGTTGCAGATAAAGTTACAGTGTTAGTGTCAACAACGATTGAAGTTACGAAGTACGTAGCCTCAGCACTATTGGCGTCATCTAAAACTACTTCTTGCTGAATTTCGAAACGATCAATTTTATCAACAACCATTTGACCAGTAACCGCATTTGTTGCATCAGTTACGATAGCAAAGTGAGGACCGCAAAGTAAGTTGATAGAAACTGCCATTTTCATGTAGTTCATGAACTCTTCGATTTGATCAGGTAAAATGCGTAAGAATGATTGCTCGTTTACACGGCCATCATGCTGCATGATATCTGTTTCGTTGAAGATAAGTGAACCCCAAACCTCTTTGTAACCAGAGATTTTACCGCGCACGAACTTCGCTTCACCGATACTGCCTTCAGCAGTTAAACCACCGAATTTTAAAGAAGAAGCTTGGTTACCACGGAATGGGACGACAATATCGCCACCTTTCCAGTTAGGATCTTTTTGAATGTTTGTTAAGTACCAATCGCGTTTGATTAACTCGTCAGTGAATAATTCGTTTGGAAGATATTCATTTAACATATCCTGAAACGTTCTATTTGTGTTTGTAGACATTTTGACTCCCGCTCATCCATGAGCAAGTTTAAATTATTTTTTAGTTTATGATCTATTTGCGCGGTCCATGGCATCGCGAGCTTTAAATAAGTCGTCCATGCTACGGATTTTTGCTTTGACTGGCGCAGCTCCTGTGCCATTCACTTTCGGTAGGGATTGCTGTCTAGCTCCTGCTGGTTGACCGCTTCCTGCGGGTACTTGAGCTTGAGCTGCGGGCTGGCTGGCCTGCGTAGCGTTTAAACCGTAAGTTGTGATTAAGTTATGGATGACGTCTTCTACTGGCAAATTGCGGCCTGCAATTCTGCTTAACGTAGCTCCGTGCATAATAACTTGGTCTCTGAACGCATTAGGCTTTCCGGCCCGTTGGTCAAAGCTTTGAGCAATTTGTACAACCATAGGCGAGTTAACGGCAGATTCGATAGAGCCTTCAAATCGTTGCTGTTGTTGAGTCGCTTGTTGTTCTTTGAAGCCCATGTTTTCCAAAGAATATTTAGCGTGCTCTGCGCGAATTTGTGCGTTCTTATCCATCATAGCTTGCTTGTCCGGCGAAGCTTCCATGTACTCGATACGTTCATTAGCATAACGGAAGATAGCATCGTCTGACAATCCCAGCATCTTAAAAGCTGATCCTAAGTCTGGAGCTTCGGGGTTTAAGAACTGCCCAAGCATTTGCAAATCACCACTCACAGCTTGAAATTGTGGCTGTAATTGCTCGTACTGTTGTTTAAGAGTTTCATATTTTGGCTTTACGTGATCCAATCCGTAAGCTTTTTCATGTAACTCGCGAACCATTTTTAACGTGTCTTCGTCTTTTACAACGGCACGTAAGTATTCCGGAATCTCGTGCTCTTTATCCATAACTTTAAATTTAAAGTCTGGCGTCCACGCTGGAGTTTCGCTTGGATCTTGCGGCGTCTGAATATCTACTTCAGCGGCCGGCGCTTCCTGGGCGTTGCCCATCTGCGGAGTTGTTGAATCGGGGGCTTGTGACTGTTCTAAGCTTTCTTGCTCTGACATCTTGTCTCTCTTTCGACCTGTCCTGGTCTCTTGTTATTGTTACTTACCCTTTTTTAATAAAAGGTCTAAATATGGATTACCTTCAGTGGAAGCTGTACCACTCTGCGGTTTGCCGTGAAGTTCCTCGGCATACTCGTAGTTTTGTTCAGTTAAACCTGAGCCGCGCATCTGCTCTGCTTTTTCTTCTTGCTCAGACATTTGTTTCTGAGTCTCTAAAAATTTCATAAATTTTTTCCAAAAATCTTCCATTATTGCCCCTTACCAGCTTGTAATCTGGCTTTGTATACTGCTGCGGGTGAAGTTTGTTCGTTCGGAGGTACTGCGTTTTTAAATCTCTCAGCAACGTCAGAAATAACAGCCTCACGTTGCTGCATTAGTGCTTCCTGAGTCATGCCCTGTTTATCCAAACGATCTTTTAACCATGCTAATGCTTCGTAAGGAAATGAAGCGCGCATTTGCTTATCTGGTTTTGTAGGGTCTTGGATCCAAAGATCGGCGCGAACCATTGCTCCGCCAGAAGGAATAAACTGCGCGTTTAAAGCTGACTCATTAACTACCTTTTGCTGTAAAAATGCTTGGTACTCGTTTAATACATACTGATAAGCTTGCTGTGCTTGTGGTGGCAAAAATTGGAAATCACCTTGCCCCATTCTTTGCGAGAATTTTTTAACAGCGTAACTTGCGTCAGTATATTTATAAGGGTTCATGACCGGCGTTTCGCCGCGATCCATTTGCAAAATATCATTTACAGCGTTGTCGTAATCCATCGTGTAATCTTGAAACATCTGCTCTTTGTTCAAATACGGATCAAGACGTAAGAATTTACCTAAGTCTTCTTTCTGCATGTTAGCGCCTGCATACTGGATGTAGCGATCAAGGGCTAATTTTTTACCGACGCGGGTTTCAATATCTTCCGATCCTGGAGAAATATTGATTGCGTAGTTCATCTTGTCTTGATTTTTAAACTCAACAAGGTTCACGCGATTACCAGATCCAACGTCTCTGATGATTGTATCTTCTTCAACGAAGTGACGATACAAATCTAAAGACAATTCAGATAATTCAACTAAAAATCTTTCAAACTTTTCTACGTTAATCGCAAATCTGGTTTTCCAACGAGAAGAAGTTAATAGCAAAGCGTACGGATCCACTTGTCCAGCTGCACCTTGAACATCAAGCTCTTCTGCAATCATTGCAACATCATATAATTCTTTAATGATAGAATCTGCGTAACCTAAATACTGCTCGCCTGTTCTGCCTGGAATAAGCATCGGGGCTTGGCCTGTGACGGTAATACCACGTACACCATTTAGCTGACCACCGGCTTGCATCTTACCACCGTTAGACATGACAAGTTTATCGTCGCCTAAAGTGATTTGATGTTCCGCCATCTTAGAGCCAACGCGATTAATTTCCACTTGATAAGGCTTAAGCTGTTTGAATGCAGATCTTCCGCGAGGGTGCGTCGGCACTTCGTCAAACAAGCAATATTTAATCGGGAATAATCCAGCAGGTAATTCTGCTTCTTCTAAAACTCCGCCAGTTGTAAACATAACAAAATATCCTTGAGGATATTCCATACATGGGCGGTAATAAACTTTTGAAACTAAAACTTGGTCTTTAGACTCCTTGTATCCTGAGTCATCGAACACCAAATAGGTCGATTTGCCATTAGACTGAATAAAATTTTTCTTCTGATCGTCTTTGGCATATTTTTCTAAATCTTTTGTGGCCACCATCTCGTCAACGCCGATAAACGGTGAGTCATCAAGAGACATTGCTGATTTTGCACGCCAAACGTTAAACCCAAAGATTTCTTTCCATAGTAATTCACCAGAACGTAAACTCTGCTCGCCAACTTGCTCACCCGCTTCATTTAAGATAGGCTCTGTGCGTTTAAAATCGCCCTTGTCCCAATCCCATTGAGCTTCTACGAAAACCTCGCCAATCGAGCAATACGAGCTTGCAAACTTATGTACGCGGTCTTTAAATTTACCCCTGTACTTAATGTTCTTCCAAACTATGCCTGCAAGTTCTGCAGCTTTTTGGTCTTTCAGCTCTTTCTCATTCTGTGGGTCGATATGTGTATCGGGGGCCATTGATAGAATTTTATTAACATACGTTTTATGAATACGATTCATATGATTACGTGTTAAACGAATTTTTTGGTCGTTATCAATGGTCGTGTTTTGACGAACGTTGTCTAGCCACTTCCAATTTGCCTTGCTATAATGATCTCCATTGACAAGTAAAATATGTGAGCGTTGCTCCGAATAAATTTTTTTATCAATTTCTACGCCATCTTCGCGCAGCTTGTTTAAGTCGCCAATATTACTAGCCTTGGTCGCCATCTTCGTCCACCTCATCCTTGAGTTGATCTGTAGCTAATTGCTCTTCGTACTCGTGGGGTTCCATGAGCATCATCTCGTCAATTCTCGCCCGTTCTTGGATTTTTTGCAATTTTAGCTTATCAGACCTAGACATTTTGGTCTTGCTGTTGTTTTGCAAAGGCTTCTGATTCTCGTCAAATGTAATTTCAATCGAACCAGTCTTTAATATCTTGATCCCATGCTTTTTTGCAAAGGTAACAAGTTCTTTTAGTTTTTTAATCTCCAAATTCACGTTGCCACTCCATCATTTCTATATCTGCAGGATCCATTTCGTCAGACTTTTTGTCGCCGCCTGCAATCGGAGAATAATCGTGCCTACCATTTTCTTTTTTAGGTTGAGGTTTTCCAGGCAACGGGATTTTCTGGATAAGAGTCCAGTCAATCGGCATACTCATCACGCAATACCTGAAAGCATCAGCTAAATCGTCGTGCTTATCGTCGTCCACCGCTAAAGAAGCTAGCTCCATGCAAAGTTTATCTACCTCTTCATCTCCTGTATCAAACTCGATCATGTCATAACGTAATAACGTGTTTATTAGTTCGTCTCCGCGCTCTCTTGCTTTATCTGCTCTTGAAAACGGTTCACCATTTCTACTTGCAATTTCATAAAAGTCTCGGGCTGAGTAGTCGTATGATCCGTTTGTAATTTTGAAAGTTTTAAGCTCCATGTACTTATTAAAGAGGTCTCCGGCAGTGGTGATTGTCTCATCTCCACGCCATGCTTTGAAAACTCTAACTTTTCTTGAGTCTGCAGATAAACTGGCAAATACGATTGCTGACTTAGACCTGTTTTTATTCCCTGATCCGTAGTCAACGCCAGCATATACCGACGTGAGAGCTTCTGGGGTCCCTGCAAGTCCAAATGGAGGCGTCTTAAGATGACGCTCTCTCGAAAACTGATAGCGCAAACCTTCGTCACGAACAAAACGACCATGAATACGCTTAAGAACCTCTTGTTCATTTTTACACCTGTTTTCTAAATCCTTGATTCGCTCTATAGTCCAAGGTGATGGTGAGCCATCTCTGTATCTTAGACAATCGTACGTTGAAATTTGTCTTTTAAACGCGCCAACCAATTTTTCTTTAGCGGTGCCTTGTTCTTCCATAACACATCGCCAGAACTCTTGTCCTTTAGTGGCAGTAAATACACTAGAGAAATACCCGTTCGTTCCGGCAATACGAAATGCAATTTCGTCGTAGAGCTCAACCGGACATTCCTCATCCACGGCGATATAATAAGCCGTAATAGTCTGTAAATTTGCGGCTGACTGTTCATACGATTTAAAGTAAATAGACACACCTGAATTAAAATGGATAGCCACAATTTTCTTGTTGGCGTTATATTCAGCTTTCCATCCGTAAGTTTCATCATATTGCATACTCCCACGCGGTAAAAATTCTGGGATCCATTTTGTTTTTACTTCCACTGTTGCTACGTCAGCACTTGGATAAAAATATACAAATGCTTTTGGTTTTGTATTCCACAACGTGGGCCACAATTCTTTAGCAGTTGCCCAATGAATTATTTTTCTAATTTGTGTAGATGATTTTGAAATCTGATTTGCCGCTGTTAGCAAACAAATTTTGTTTGTGGACATGAAAAAATCAAATGCCCATGAATACCAATTCCAAGCAAAGAGGTAGGGAAGCTCATCCTTGAGCTTAAGTTCCGCCTCCAGCCTTTCAAGTTCAGCTTGTTGGGCCTTCGTCAGAGCTTTCGACATCCTTGTCCTCCCCATTTATTAATTGTGTAAACCCTTGCCCGCCAGCATTTCCCGCTTGCTCAAGTTTTTTCTTCATGTCTGCGATTTGATCGTCGTATGAAGCTTTTTTCGTTACAGCGTCAGCAGCTTCCTTGCCAGTGAGCCGTATTGATTTTTCTTCGATCTTTTGAACGTATTGCCCGTGTAGGCGCTTATCCAGCATTGTAAATAGTTTTATATTCGCATCGAATAACTTGTAATCAATCTCCCCGTGTTCATTAACAATAGCCTTGTTAATTATCGGAGCGAATTTCTTTAATATATCATTAAGGTAAGTCTGCGCCGTGATATCATAGGCGATATCTTTGCAAAGTAGCCAGGCCACCTTCACAGCGTTATTCGTAAACGTGCGATAGGTATTTAAAGGATACCCGCACGCCGCCTCTTCAGCCATAAGCTGTTGATTATTAACTATACTAGCGTCTAGAACTTTCCAGAACATAATCTTGAAAGACCGCATCTGGGGGCTTGGCATACATAAGATATGCAAAGAATCACCCGTTTTTGTGGCTAAATCTTCGGGGATTAGGTCAACCATATTCTGCAAATTAACAGGCAAAAACTCTCGAATTTCCTGATAAAAGCCAATATTTGGTGTAATTTCCCGCATTATTTAAGTATTTATCACTTTTTACTTGATTGCAAGCTTAGACGTTTGTTTGGACCAGATTACCAGTCACCACTTGCGCCTTTCGGTTATTCGGATGAGGATTTACTCGACTCAAGTCACGCGATCAGGATTTGCTAAATTTGCATATACTATGTTTGTCAGCTCAGCCTCATGTCTGCTATCTGAACTCATTAGCCACCCACGACAATTATTGGTTACATACCTAATCGCGCTACTTCAGTCGAAAATGTGGCCGCAGGGGACTAGTCTACGGCCGTAAGAACAAATCCCGCAACAACGCGTTTCTTGACTTCGCTTTGCTGAGAGATTTTTAGCTTATGATCTTTGATTTGTTTTCGCAAATCCTTTGTCTTCATAGCAAGCTCTTTTGCAATGAGTCGAACGGGAACGCCGGAGTTTATTTGCAAGTATATAGCGATATAGTCAGGAGGTGAAAGCAAGGTGCCTCGTTTAGTGGCAAACTACTACCAGGGTTTTTAGGCCCTGGGTTCGCCGGAAAATCTATGAATAGCAAAACTCGTTCATCACAACAAGCAAGCACACGTAATTGTAGAATCCCGCAGCTTGTTTCGGGAGTCAAGGGGCGCGGTGCGGGCGGGCGGTTTTTGAATCGAGAAACACAGTAAAATTTATTTTTCAAAAGTCTAGCCCCACCCGCCCCATCGCGTCGTTTTGTTTTGCAATAGGCACCCCGCTGCTTAAAACCCAAGCATAACGCATCGAGTAACACATACCCAATGATTCACCACGTCAACAAACCTGAAATGACTGCCCGCGCAACAAGCACCACTGATGCAATGCAATAACATATCTTACAATGAGAATGAATATCATTTGCAACTAGGTGCGCAGAGCTCGGCACGTTAACAGATCATGACAGATGCCCGCATCTTAATCACCAGGTACAAGTCAAGCGTTGATGCAGCATGACACAGTGACACACCGCTGCGGGATACGGGGTGCTTTGCAACTACGCATAAGCAAACTATGGCCCTATTCGCTCGCCAAAGGCTCAAGGCTGATTGCAAACTGGGCAGTCAATACATTTCATCATGTTGCATGGCTCCCGTTGCACTGCGCACTGCCCAAGATCCGGGCTGCATATTAGCACCGTCACTGGGTTATATAACACTAGCGCTTATGATTGGTTAGCCGGGCATGATCGGGTCACTGTGGTTATATAATAGCGATATAAGGGTCATGCTTCGGGATTCAGCAGGCGAAAACACTAAACAAATGACACTATGTCACACGTTTATGGTCTCTATTAAAGGTCTGTAATCCTATAGTACTGGCAAAACGTATAGATCACGGGCATTTCTTATCTATTTTTTGAATATACTTATTAATAGTAAGAAAAGTAGATAGAAAATAGAGTAAATTATATAACCACATTTTAAATAAACTAAGCATATCAATGGTTTGCAAATTGACGCGTTGTTTAGTATCAGTTTTTAACTCCTGTTATAACTAATATAGAGCCACTAGAGCCCCGAATCTAGCACCCCGGCTCAAGTAACTTCCTACGTCGCACAGCACAAATTAACAACGCATATCATCATTTAAACCTATTGATTAACGCACATAGCCAGCATTATTGTAAAAACGCTCAAGGCCATTCCGGCGTTGCACCGCATTAAAAAGGAGACTCAAATGCTATATATTAGAGATAACGGAATCAGAGAATTATCTAAGTTCTTAGTAGTCCACTCAAAACAACCGCTTGAAGCGGTGTTATTCGACGCCGCCAAGGCGTTAAACCAGTCAGCCAACGAAGTCTTTGCATCCCGAGACGGGCATCGCCAGAACGTCTCAGCAGTCTATTTGCTACCCGAATCCGGCAAAGTATTTACCTTAAACGTGAGGCGTTATTTCTTAGAAATATAAAATAGTGTGTGACATCATTATATAATAGTTATATATTGTTTTCATAGGGAGATACACGATGAACACTTTTTCAAACATGGTTATTACAGATTGCTCAAAGTTAAACGCTAAGATTTGCAACCAACTTCTCGCAAGCGGCTGCTATGCAGCCAGTTCTCAGACTGAGTATTGCGAGTTCGCACTACGTGCAAGACTTGCTGAGCTTGCTACTAAGGCAGCAGTCAAAAAAGCGCGTGCACAAGATAAACTAGAAAAACAAGCCCCACCGATCGAACCATCAAACGACTTCCCACCTGCAATGGTTAACAGCTTTGCTACTCAGACAGTGGTTGCTGCATTGATGAAAGTAAAAAAGCCTTTATTTGCTATCGGCAAAAAACTGGGCTTTACGTTCTCTAAGTCACTTGAACAGTTGGAAAACAATGTTGTGACAACAACTTATAAGTTTGAGGTAAAATTCTAATGAGCAAGCAAAATAAAACACCTCTTTTCTTTGTTCAGTGGGCTATCGGTGACGAATGTCATCACGCCCAATACCAAACTTTCGATTTGCTTAAAGTAATCAAGAAGATTGAAGAAACCCACGGCTTAAC